GTCTACCCACTACATATAAGTCGTTCTCATACACGAGGTTCTTATCATCTTCTCCTTCCTCTACATCGTCTAGCGGCTTCTTGACATATACACCACCTTTCGGTCCTCTGAAGTAAGGGAAAGGGTATTCTGGTATCTCTATATCAACCACACCCAAGTCAGGGCTAACCGCAGTTACTATATTCTCAGTAGGTGTAGCTTCTAGTATCTCTTTCCCTAATACGATAGGGGTGCGTATCTTACCCCAAAAAGAACACCCATCACATAAAGACTCATTAAAAGGTCTAAACGTCTTGCATAGTTGTGGAGCTTCACATTTCGTAGCTTTTATCTCTGTTTCAACAGGATTGTATTCAGCATGTTTATTAGACAGGTTGTGTATAGCTGTCTCCCTATCAGTGCAGTATTGAGCAATAGATAGTCCAGCTCTCCAATGAGGTTCCGTTATGTCATCAGGGTTATTAAATATGTATGCGAGATGTGCACATCCTTTGCCCTCTAAACTCTTCTCCATGATGCGTGAAAACTTGTAAACCGTATTGCCAAGTAATGCTCTTGTAGTGTCATTTAACCCATTACCTGATATAGACCCTGAGCCTGACAACTCCATCATAGCTACAGGAGATAGATCACCTGTACTTAGTAACTGCTTAAACATCTCTACTGGGTTTGGCGGGCTCAGCTTTAAGAGTGTTACATCAGCTTCCAGACCACCTTTGAAATTAATAGTGCTGGGGAGTCTTAAAATTCTAACTGCATCTGTCGTTATCCCTAAATCCTTTACACTAAACTCCGAGGACATAATACGTTCTTTAAGGGAGTTAGCTAGAGGCTTCCAAATGTCATAACCTACAGCCTCAGTAAAAGTCCAGTAGATGTGCAACCCATAGCCAGACGATACGATAGTGGGAGCAGGGAGCTTTAACGCCGCTGCAAAATTCTTTAAAGCAACTAACCCATCATGTTGAGTAGGGTAATCTGTATTCTTACCTATATCTAAATCAATAAATAAGTTTTTAAATTCTTTAGCGTTCTTTGTGTTTCTACTTTTGTTGTTGTTATATGTTGAAGGAGAAAAATACGCATCTCTCCCTTGCGGTGGTTGCTCTTCAGCCCACTTATCTATAGCCTCTATGGAGTCAAAAAATACCTGCCACGCTTTACCTTTTTGCATAGCAGCTACACAGTACACCCCCTGAGACGGTAAAACAGTGTTTAAAAAATCTAGCCTATTCATGGCACATACCTGAATTTACGGGGAAAAAAAGGGGCGGTATTATCCGCCCCGTAAGCACAGGAGAGTAGGTTAATCAGCCCATTCAGCTAATACTGCTTCCATAGAGGCAGGTGCCGCCGCTGGTTTCTTTTCCCTAACAGTAGGTTCTACTGTCGCTTCAGGTGTAGGAGCAGGTGCGGGTTTCTGTACAAATGTAAGTTCTTCAGGCTCTGAAGACCTCGCCGCAGGTGGTTGGAAAGACATAGTAACTGCAAGTTTAGCTTCTGGGGATTCCCCATGTTTCTTAATAGCTTCTAGCTCTGGGATATCTAAAGCACGTACCGCTCTAAATACCATCTTAGGTGTAGCAGAGTCAGTATCAAAGCGCATCTCAGTAACTACGTCTGTGATGTTAAGCCCATTTGCTCCTAGCAATTTAGCATACTGGAATAAAGGCATTTTGTTGTTCTCACCTTTACCGAACAGAGAAGTAGCTGCTAAAGACAACTCATACAACTCACCACTAATTGCATCATTCTCTAACAAAACTGCCAGTCTATGCGTATATCGGCAAGCTCTGCCGCTTCCTTGTTTTGCTGACCCTGCTATATTCTGTGGGCATGTTGCACAGTTCACAGACTGGGGTGCTTCACTGCTTTTATCAGGACGTTCCCCATCATTGCTCCAGCATACAGGTGCAGTAACTACACCCTCTTGATACGTTGCCGAGTAATACTGTCTTGATGTTTTAGGAGCCGCCGCCGCAATGATGATGTTCATTGCACGATCTTCGTTCTTAGCAATCTCTTGCCCACCCACTACCATACGGAAGATATTACCCTTGATAGAGATACGTCTAGAGCTAGTGCCCCCCATAAGAGCTTTAGTAGTTGCACTTAACTCTGTGTTTCTGAAGTGTGCTGGAACTGCACCGCCGTTTTTAAAAATACTTAATTCGTTGCTCATTTAAATTTCCTCGGTTGGTTGTTTGGTTATTGTAGTTCTTTTGGTTAGTAGGTCTCTGACATTGTCTTCTCTGAAGAGGACATTTTTCCCTCCCATGAAATATGTTTCAAGGGCGCCTGACTGTCTTAATCGGTGTAGGGAACTGCGAGAGAGGCCTAGTATCTTACTAACTTCTTTTCCCGTCAAGTAAACTTGATCGGATTCTTCATCAATCATATTATTTTCTCCTAACTGTAATGCTATAACGACTATCTACGTTCATACCGGGAGGCATGAGAGTAGGGTTTTCTTCTAAAAAGGTTTTCATATTTGTTTGGTGTACTCGTTGCTCCATTAAATCTATTGCATCGTGGTCTTTAATGAATTGCTTCATGCTCCCCCAATCTGATGTCCAGTATCTAGTCTTAATGGTTTTAAACACACTACCTGCAGGTGTACGTAATCCTTCAGCTCCAGTCTCTTTACACATTTCTAATAAGGCTTGTGTAACTTGCTCTTGTTGCTCCTTTATTCTTCCATCTGCTTCATCAAACTCTCTTTGGAGCTTTACTCGTGCATCTCGCATTTTTATGTATATTGTTACTAGTTGTTCTGCGTTCATTTCTATCTCCTATTCTACAGGTAAGCCTACATCAGTTCCCGGCAATGGGATAAGCATCTCAGGTGTTGCAACACCAGCATCTGGAATTATGAGTGTAGTCGGTGCGTTTGGTCCTACGATAGCTGTCATGCCACCTACATCCATAACTTGTGTAACCCCTTCACCGCCCATGTCAGCTATAGCATACCCATTAGCTGTAGGTATAACCGCTTTCATAGCTTGCCCCGGAGTTAATATAAGAGCCGCCGCTATAGATACTGTTGGTGCTAACAACATTAGAAACATAATATTTTTCATAGCTTTCTCCTAGTGTAGAGATTTAGGGGTCTCTAAAAAAGCACGTATCTCTTTAGCTAATACCCCCCGTTCGTGTTGTTCACAACTCGTAATTAAATTTTGAATTGTGTTTATAGCTATTGTCCTATGCATATTATCTAGGGCTTTCATATAAACCTCTGCGTAAGGTTCTCCATTGGGTACACTAAAACCTACCCCTCCCTCTGAGACAAATAGTTCTACCCTTACGAATACGCCTTCAGGGTCTTCTCCAAACACTTCCTCAAATTCTTCTCTCATTGTTTCATCATCTTCTTTAGTTATAATGTCTTCTCTAATCATTGTATTACCTCTTTAAATAAATCTAACAGCTTCGTTTGTGAAGCACCTTTGTTCTCAAGTACGTGAAGTACCTTCTTCTCTACTGGACTACCTATTAAATGCACAACATTGCACTTATTAACCTGCCCTGCTCTGTGTATGCGAGCGTTAGCTTGCATATATGTTTCTAATGATAAGGTCATACCCCACCAGATAATCGTATTAGCCGCATGTAAAGTAACACCATGCGCCGCCGCTTGCGGCTGGATGACCAGTATGCGGGGGTCTTTGCTAGTTTGAAACTGATTGAATAGCTCCGCCCTCTTACCCACACTTATGCCACCATGTACTATATCTACAGTGTGCCCCTCACCCTGTAATACTTTCTGAACTAACTCGATAGTATGTCTAAACATAACGAACACGATTACCTTATGCGGTGTCTCGTCTATAATACTTAGTAGCTCATTGGATCGGTGCTTAACATCAAACTCTATTATCTCTCCTGTATCTGAATACACAGCCCCTGCTGATAACTGCAGTAACTTATTCAAAGCTACCGCTGCGTTCGCCGCTGATATCTCCTCACCTCCTGCCTGCATAAGCATCTCTTTTTTGAGCAACTTATAATACTTCTCTTGCTGTGCAGATAACGGCACATCTCTAGTCTGATACACTAACTCTGGTAAGTCTAAGCACTCTTCCTTTGTGTAACGTATAGCAGGTTGTAGGATGCTATGTACTATCTCTTCAGCTTCAGGTCGGTTCTTAAATACAAACATAGACTGGCGTATCTGTACTAAGTCTCTAAAAGCATTAAACGCTCTAGGTACACTTTTAGGGTTTAGGATTTTAGCTAACCCATAGGCATCTACTGGAGACTGCGCCGCAGGTGTACCTGTTAGCAACCACAACCACGTATCATCTTTAATTAGTTTGTTTAATACTTTCCATCTCTTAGTAGCTACGTTCTTAAGGTGTGTTGCCTCATCTACTACAATCAGGTCAAACCCCCCTGCATCTATCTCTTTCTCTACTATCTCTACACCATCGTAGTTAATAATTATTATTTCAGATGATCCTTTAACTATCCTAGTCCTCTTCTCACGGTCTCCATGTGCTATCTCCACTGACCTGTGCATGGCAGTTCTAAATAAGTCTTTACGCCAAGCGGCATCCATAATAGATAGTGGGCAGATTACTAACATACGTCTTACTATACCCAGCTTCATTAGATAGTCTGCCGCCCATATCACAGAGTTAGTCTTGCCTGTGCCCATCTCAGATAAACAGAAAGCCTTTTTGTTCAGAGTTAAGAACTCTGCTGTTACTCTCTGATGGTCAAACGGTTTGTACATACCTGTCCATTTGTATTGAGTTCGGATAGGTGATGGCACGTTTGGTATCTTTAAGTTGTTTAGGATATACGCTTCACCCAAACCAAAGTTCACCCAGACCTCATCTTCAGCTACTAACTTACTTCTCTCTATTACCGACAGTATCCTGTCGGGGTCGTCTGTTTTTATCGACAATATCTTGTCGTTTATTATATTAATCTGCATTGCATACCTCATTCAGCTCCTTAAGGGAGCGACTCGTTTACTAATTTAGTCGTCTAGTATATCAAATAACTGCGCCTTGTTCAAGTTACGATCATTGTACCACCCACGTATTTTATTCTGGCAGAGCTTTCGTTCTGCTGCTCTAAGGCGTAATGCCATACCGCACAAAGCATCCATGTGCCTCTCAATTAAAGTTTCAGGTAGCCCTGCATCCGCTGCCATTACCTGTACAGATTTTACAGATATTTTCATTTTTTCTTTTTAGGTTCATTGATCTTTACAGTGTGGTCAGAGTTGCGTGTAAAGGATCGGTTCTGTGATGGTGTTCTAAGTCTCAAGTTAGCTTTCCCATTACCTGCCTTTGTACCTTTAATATGATCTATGTCCTTACCCGTTCTGTCTATACCCGCTTTGTCTGCCGCTCGTCTTGCACGTTGCCTCTCCATCCTAGCCTCATGAGCTCCGGGGCGCTTCTTCTCCAGCTCTACTTCACGTGCTACGTTTCTATCAGCTTTGTTCTTGTATGCCATCTTTTAACTCCTCTGCTTTCTTTAAATCATCTAACATTATCTG